GGTGCCCGTGCGTCACGGCCGCCGGCGCCGACGTCATCCCGCTGGACACGCGACTCGCTCGCCAGCGGCGCCACATCGCCGAGTCGATGGCCGCCCGCGACGCCAAGCGCGCCGCAGCCGCCTCGACCTGCGAGACGCCCGAGGCGCTCGCCGACCACATCCAGCGATCGATCAACGTGAACGACGCGCGCAACGTCCTGGGCGAGATCGCCGACGAGATGCGCGCCGACGACCGACCGATTCCGCCGAAGGGGGCAGCCTAGTCATGTACGTCATCCGCAACCGATTCACGAACGTCGCGCTCTACACTAGCGATACGGCCACCTCACTCGCCGAGGCGCTGAGCGAGGTGCTAGCCAGGCACCGAGCGTGGCGCTACGGCGAGGGTGATGGATCGCGCGCCAACCTCGCGGGCG